TGAATTGGAAGTCAAAGCCTTTAAAGGTGGTTTAATTGCAAAAGGACTTTACAAAGAGATCCGCAACCAAATTAAAGATGCTGGAGGTCATTACTCTCGATCTATTTATGCAGTAAGCAATGACAAAGAAATCATTAACATCAGCCTTAAAGGTTCTGGGGTTTCCGCTTATTCAGATTTTATAAAAGAGTTTGGAGATAATAACTTCGATAAGAACTGGATTAAAATTAGCGGTGCTAAGGAACTAAAAAAAGGCAAAGTAAAGTATTCTGTACCTATCTTTGAAAAAGGTCAGGCAATCAAAGATAAAAGTGCCTTACAGCCATTTGCTGAGGAACTTCAGGAATATATGATTGAGTATTTGAATCCAACTGCTCCGAATCGTGACAACTCTGCTGTTGATGCTTATGAAAACAATTTGCCGCCAGCTGAAGCTTATGAAGATGATTTAGCTTATTAAAAAATAAACATTAACCAGTTTTGACCCTTACAGAAATGTGAGGGTTTTTTTGTTTTGAAATTTATTTAAAGAAAAATAATATTTCTCCATTAATTTTTTTCTCTTTTAATTTTATCAGATTTTTTTTACAATATTTTCGAACGTATTTATTAAACTTTTGAGGTGTTAATTCAATTTTTGTATCATCGTAAAAAAGCTTTCTTAATTTTATCCTGCTAACTGAATAATTAGTTAAATTATAATCACTTAAAAAGTATATTATTTCATTATAAATTTTATCTTCTGTTTCTTTATATTTTGTTTCAACAAAATCCATATATTTTTCTTGAAACTCAGACGCTGAAATGAGGTTATTATATTTACTATAAAAATCAATTATTTCTTTAACTTCTTCGTCTGTTATATCAAACCATTCACCTTCAAGTCTTTTGTGTTTTAGTTTTTTATGTATTTTTTTTTCTAATACGTTAGCATTTGATGAACTTATAAAACCTAATAATTCAGCTCCAAAAGGAGCATAAGTTTTAAAAGTTGCAAATCTATTTTTTGGAGTAGAACTATCACTATATCCTATTTTTACAGGTTTTAATGTCAAATGTCTGAAAAAATAAACACATCCTTTTTTTAAATCCATTTTTTTGTATTTTTTAATTAAGTGTAAATATACAAAAAATAATTATACATTTTTTCTTTTTTACACTATATTTAGGGTATTTTCAGAAAAACTACTTTTTTATTTTTTACCTCTCAAAACATTAGTATTTATAGGGTCTAACAAAGAACGGGAAAAAAAGGTAAAATTTTTCTTATAAAATTAGAGATATAATTTTGAGATTTTTTTTGTGCGTAGTTAAAATAAACGTATATAAAAAATATAGAAAGTAGTATAGCTAAAGAGTAGGGTTCAGTTTTTCTTTTTTTCCCGTTGCCTGAAAACCCTTATAAACATTGATACTTTGACTGGTAAAACTTTATTTTTAAGTTTTTCTAAGTTTTTCCCGTTTTATATTTTTTTCCCTAAATGATTGATATTAAATTTTTTTGTTATATTTGTATACTGAAAGGCTCTCAACCTAAAAGACATTTTAACAACCCTCTGTTTGACTGGATTGAGAGCCCCACGATAACAGGGGGTTTTTAAATTTTATAAGATTATGGAAGTAGTAAAATGTATATCCTGTAACAAGAAAAAGATTTATTACAAAAAGAAAAAATTATGTCAAGCTTGTTATAGTAAAGAATGGAGACAAACTGAAAAAGGGAAAAAATACATAAAACAATATAATGCTACAAAAGGAAAAATATGCCAAAAAAAATATTTAGAAAAAAAGAGAAAAAATAAAAAACCAAAAAAAACTATTTTTTGCGGATGTGGTAAAAAAGCTATTGCTAAAAACATGTGTCGTAATTGTTATCAAAAAAAATATTATAGAAAAAATCACAAAACTAAAGTTAGAGAAAGACGTGAAGTAAATTTTGATAAAATTATTGAATTAGTAAATAAAGGTTTTACTATTTCTAATGCTTGTAAAAAGTTAAAATATACACGTAGTGAACTATATAAAAAAATTACAAATGAACAAAAGATTAAATTAAAGTATGCCAAAACTTTACAATCTAAAGCTTCAAATAAATATTACTAACCCATGAAAATATCATACTTTAATAATATAAAATCAGTATCACCATTAAAGACAGTATCAGTTTTTAAGGTGCTGGATGAGATTAAGAATGGTAAGCATAAGGAATTAATATCAAATGTCAGGTTATATTTAGATGACAAAGAGAAAAGGAATAAAGAGAAACAGAAGCTACCTTATGTAACATTTTCAGGAAAGTTTGAAACAAGGGCAAAGGATAAATTAATAAAATCGTCTGGTATTGCAGTTTTAGATTTTGATGATGTAGATGATTTGCAAAGCCTGAAAGAAAATATAAATACTGAGCCTTACACGATGGCCTCGTTTGTTTCACCCTCTGCAAATGGCTTAAAAGTATTGGTTAAGATACCACCAGTTGATTCAGATAAGCATTACAAAGAGTTTTATTCAGAATTAAGAAGCTATTTTAACCAATATCATGAAACAGATCAATCTACAAAAGATATAAGCAGAGCGACTTATTTAAGTTATGACCCTGACTTATATCTAAATGTAGATAGTGAAATGTTTACAGATAGGAAAGTTGAGGTTATACCGAAGCCTAAAAACGTGGTTCAGGGTGTTAGGCTTAACGATCAAAACAAAGTTGCTGAAAGGCTTTTAGTTTGGTTTCGTAAAAAATGGACTTCAGGAATAAACAGAAATAACAATCTTTTTATATTATGCTCAGCCTTTAATGATTATGGAGTTGATAAGTCAATAGCATTAGACTATTGCATGCAATATCAATCGACTGATTTTTCAGAGCGTGAAATACAAAATTTGGTTAAGTCAGCTTACAAAAAAACTGAAAACTTTGGCACTAAGTTTTTTGAGGACAAAAAGAAAGTTAAGACGGTTGAAAAAATGCTAAAAGCTGGCGTGGACCAGGATAGTATAAAAAAACGTATAGGCTCTGAAAATATTGACGACTTAATAGAAAAAATATCTGATGAAATTGATACCGGTGTTTTTTGGGAGTATGATGAAAAAGGTAAAATTAAAATATCATCTTTTAGATTTGATACCTATTTAAAAAATAAAGGGATAGCAAAATATTTTCAGGATAAGGAAAGTGCTGCCTATGATTTTATTTCTAAAGACGACAGTTTTATAAATTGGATTGATACTAACCGGATTAAAGATATTGTAAAAAAAGATTTGATTAGTCAGGGTTATATTGATATTTGGGATGAGATGGCATCTAACACCAGATACTTTACAAAAGAATATTTGAATATGCTTTCAACTATTGATGTGAAATATAAAACAGACACTAAAAATGAAAGTTTTATTTTTTATAAAAACTATGCGGTCAAAACTACTAAAGATAAAATACAAAAAATACCGTATTCTAAAATTGATAATTTGATTTGGAGAAAGCAAGTTATTGACAGAGAAATACAACTAAAAGACAATTCAGAGGGTGTTTTTAAGTCATTTATTTGGTTTGTTTCTGGTCAGGATGTAGAACGATATTACACTTTAAAATCTGTAATTGGTTATTTGTTACATTCATATCAAAATGATGCCAAACCAAAAACTATAATTTTTAATGATGAAATGATAAGCGATGATATTGCAAATGGTGGATCTGGGAAAGGTTTAATTCATAAAGCAATAGGTTATATCAAAAACGTTGTAGTTGAGGATGGAAAAAGATTTGACCCAAAAGGACAATTTGCATATCAGAAAGTAAATAAGGATTCACAAATATTTCTATTAGATGACGTACCACCAAACTTTAACTATGAGTTTTTATTCTCAGTGGCAACTGAGGGGATGACAGTTGAAAAGAAAGGAAAAGATGCCTTTAAAATAGCATTTAAGGAAAGTCCGAAGCTATCGATAACTACAAATTACACGATAAAAGGAGATGGCCCAAGTTTTAAGCGTAGGGTGTTTGAAGTTGAGTTAGCCAACTATTTTAATGATAAGCATACTCCAGAAGATGAGTTTAAGCATCAGTTTTTTAATGACTGGGACAAAGAGGAATGGGCGAAGTTTGACAACTTTATGATAAGATGTATTCAATACTATTTAAAAAATGGTTTAGTCGAATCTAAAAAAGTGAATTTAGATTTTAGAAAATTAAAAAATGAAGTTGGAGCTGAGTTTTTAGAGTTTATGGATGGATTAGACTTGACTGATTACAAAATTGATCGTAAGGAGTTAAGAGATAATTTTAACAATGCCTATAAAAATGTAGCTCGATATAATACGGCCCAGAAGTTTAATAAGAAAGTGAAAAAATATTGCGACTATTATAATATCGGTTTAGAAGAAAGTAAATATAATGGCTTAATTTATTTTTATTTTTCTAAATCTGGAGAGAAAAAAGAAGAAGATGAAATACTTTTTTAATTATGATAAAACTTAGACGATATCAAAACAAAATAATAGGTGCGCTTAGGCAGTCATTACGTAATGGTAATAATAGGATTGTCTTATGCGCACCTACATAAATTGGTGCAGGCAAAACCATTATGTTTACCTACATGATTAAACGGCATTTAGAACGTGGCGGTAGGGCATTGGTTTTTACTCATCGTAAGGAGTTATTAAGTCAGGCTGGAAGTACATTTGAAAAATTTGATTTAGAACCTGAATTTATAACGGCTGGTTCAAACCCAGACTTAACAAAACCACTTCACGTTTCAATGATTGAAACTTTTGACCGTAGAAAAGATGCTTATCAGTTATTTTTAAGTCAAAAAACATTAATAGTTATTGATGAGGCTCATCTTAATTCATTTACAAAAGTGTTTGAAAATATATCAAAAAATACTATTGTAATTGGAGCAACGGCCACGCCTTACAGAAAAGGAAAAACAGTCCCGGAATTAGCGGATTTTTATACTGATCTTGTTCAGGATGTAGATGTCCCAGAATTGTTAGAATTAGGCTATTTAGCGCAACCTAAAACATACGGCGTTAAAATAAATTTGAAACAGGCAAAGAAAAAAGGTGATGATTATGATGTAAGTCAGATTTATGAGGAAAACAAAATGTGGCACGGCGTTATTCAGAATTGGGAACGATTGACGAAAAATACCAAAACGATATTATTTTCTGCTAATGTAGAGCAGTCAAAAAAAGTATGTCAGGAATTTGTTTTAAATGGTTATGATGCTAAGCACATTGACGGTACGACTAAAAAGAAAGACAGAGAAAACATTTTAAATTGGTTTGCTTTGCCTGGTCCTAAAATTATATGTAATTGTGGAATATTAAACGCTGGATTTGACCAGCCAGATATTGAAACAGTAATACTTTACAGAGCCACAACTTCACTACCTTTATTTTTACAAATGGTTGGTAGAGGTTCAAGAGTTACAAAAGATAAAAAAGAATTCAATATTTTAGATTTTGGAAACAATGTTAGTAGATTAGGCTTTTGGGAAAGCCCTCGAATATGGTCATTGCATAATGACAAAAAACGATCTAATAAAGAAGCTGAGGCACCGATAAAAGAATGCCCTGAATGCATGGCTATGTTACCAACTTCAAAAAAAGAATGTGATTATTGCGGTCATATTTTTGAAAAAACAGAAGAAGAAATTGAAAAAGAAGAGATTGCGCGTTTGGAACTATTGCCTAAGCGAGAACGTTTGAATGTAGCCAGAAATAAAAGTAATAAAGAACTTGTAAAAATGGCTAAGGCTAAGTTAATTTCACCTTATTGGGTATTGCATAATAAAAAAGATATTGATGACGCCCGGGATTTCTGTAAATTAATGGGTTATAAGATGCCTGGATTTGAGTATATGAATAAAAACAGATTTAAAGTGTTTCAATAATGAAAACCGAAAGCAAAATCCAACAAGAAATAGTTCAACATTACAGAAACAATTTTTGTTTAAACCATCACCAACCTCAGCACGTAATATTTTCAGTACCTAATGAAAGTAAGTCAAAGCGAGAGACGTTACAAAAAAAGGCAATAGGAATGATGTCCGGGGTTTCTGATTTGATTGTTATTAAACCTAATCAGGTGGTATTTGTTGAGGTAAAAACTGAGACAGGGCGACAGTCTGAAAGTCAAAAACGATTTCAGTCAATTGTTGAAGCGTTGGGGTATAAATATATTTTAGTAAGATCATTGGATGAATTTAAGGAAAAGATTTAGTATCTTTGTCAAACCGAAGTGGAGGTCGGAATTAATAACATTAACAAAGCCTTATTCTGAGTAGAGACCTCCACCTCGAAAAGAATGAGGTTTTTTTTATTTATGAAACATATAATTCAATTTAGTTATGATTGTTCAGACCCAATTTTAGAAATAGAATCTCCTTACACTCCAGCTATAGGTGATACAGTTAATTATGAATTAACTGGCACAGAAAAAAACTATAAGAATATTGTAAAATGGAATGATAATTCTGAACATTTTGAAGGAGTTATAACTTTGAAATGGGTTGATTTAAATGATAAAAAAATAATTTGGTTAGCTTTTATGGAACAAAAATATTTTGACAAAAGAATATGAACAAATTCAACAACCCACACACAACCTACACTGGAAGCGAAGGGAGACCGTTTAGATTAACAGGTATAGAGAAACTTAAAAAAGGACACTGGAAGCACGATTTTGTATATTTAGACAACAAAGAACGATTTAGTCTAATTCTGGACCACAACGAAAAAATAATAAAAAAACTTACATAATCTTTTGACAGTATGTAAAACAAATTTAATAACAGGCAAATAGTTTAATTACAGCCCAATAACGGCTATTTGCTATACACTTTGTTATAGGGCGTTTTATTATGGCAGGAATTAATTATACAACCGAACAACAAGAGGGTCAAAGAACATTGAAGTTTAACCCTAATGCTGATATACCTACAAAAATAGGTTACAGCTATTATCAATCAGACACTAACGGGAATTGGTTTCTAAGAAAAACAAAAGACCAAAGGATTATAGCTTCATTCGTAGAAAAAGAACATTTGATTCTTTTTTTAAATGCCCTATAACGTGTCGAGTATATGAAATGTAGGCGACTACAAGACCATATTGTTGGCATTAACAAAAAGGTAGATTAAGTGGAATAACGGCTAAAACAGCACTTACTCGCCTATATTTTATATACTGTGTTAGCCACTACTTAATAGATAATATATGAAAACATTTAACGACTTATTCCCTTACATGGCATGGGGTGCAATTATAATTTATGGCTTAGCAATGATAATTTATATCAAATGGGACCAGAACAGAGAGAACTAATATCATACTTCCAAAACAAAGACCTACCAAAACACCCTATTAAATTATCTGACTGGGAGACAATTATAGATCCAAAAAAATTTGTAAATTCGCATATAGACATCTTAAAAGGTAACTCAGGATGTAAGAAACCTTACTATGATAGGTTAGTTAGATTTAAAAATGTTTTAATTGATATTAACAGAACATCATGACAAATGGCTTAATTATGCAAGGAAATTTGCAGATGATGATTTGGCTCAGGACATAGTCCAAGATATGTATATTAGGTTAATTAAAAAAAAAGATGTAAATTGCAGTTATGTTTATCTTACGATTAAATCTATTTACCTTAATCATAAGAAAAAAGAACAAAAATACGTACAATTAAATGATGTTGATATACAAGTTGAAAGGCAACCGTATGAGATAAAAGAAGAATTGCAAAAAGTCTTAAATGATATGCCATTTTCACTTAAAGAATGTTTATTAGAAAATCAGCAATATTCACTTAGAAAGTTGCAAGATCGGTATAACATCAATTATGGTACAATTAGAAATATGATAATCAAGGCTAAAAACATTATAAAGTCTAATGAAACATTAAACGAATATTATGGCACGCCCAAAGGGAAGTAAAAACAAAAAAAAACGTAAAGGCTTAGGGGATAAGATTGAAGAGATCACAAAAAAAACAGGCATTAAAGCCGTAGTCGAATTAATTAATGGCGGAAAATGCCAGGCTTGTGAGAAACGTAAAATATACCTTAACAAGCTATTCCCGGAAATGGTTTATAATTTAGAGAAAGGTATAGCTACAAAAGAGCAAAAAGAAATATTAAAAAAAATAGGTCTTAATAAAGATAAATATGAAGCTGATGAAGCCGATATATTAGAGGGCATCTACAACCAAGTTTATCACACTAACATACGTTTCTGTAGGACTTGTTCAAATCCGGCAAATAATAAAGCTATAATAGTAAGGTTAAGGAAACTTATTTAATTATGCATCCAACAAGAATATTTAAACATCCTGACGAACTTTTAAAAGCATGGAACGAATATAAAGATGACGTTGCAGAGCAATCAAAAGAATGGTTAAAAGTTGACTATGTAGGGCGTAATGGTGATAAAAAAGAAACACCTCAAAAAGTGCCTTATACAATGGAAGGGTTTGAAAGATTTTGTTATAATAATTATGGTTGCGTTAATCAATATTTCGACAATAAACAAGGATACTACGATGACTTTGTTACTATCTGTACGCGTATAAAGCGTGAAATTAGAGAAAATCAAATTGTAGGTGGTATGTTAGGTTTTTACAATCCAAGCATCACACAGCGTTTAAATAGCCTTACAGATAAGACTGAAACTACTATAAAAGAACAGCCATTATTTCCCGATTAATGTTTGTCCGAACCACAGCAATAAATAAATTAAGAAATTTAAAAGCTCGTAAAAAAGTAGTACAAGGTGGTACTTCCTCAGGTAAAACATATGCAATAGTACCAATTTTAATAGACACTTGTATAAAAACAAGTAGATTAAAATGTACAGTAGTAGCTGAAACACTACCAGCAGTAAAAGAAGGTGCATTAGATATATTTAAAACAATAATGCAAACTACAAATAGATGGTTTGATAGTTGTTGGAATGCATCAACTTTGACTTATACTTTCACTAATAAAAGCCGTATCCAATTTAAGTCTTATGATACGGTAGGAAAAGCAAAAGCATCAGGTAAACGCGATATATTATTTCTAAATGAAGCTAACCATATACCCTATAATATTGCAGATGCTTTAATG